CCTTCTCCGTTATCCCTGCCGGTTCTACTTCCACACTGCAGTTATCTGGTCTGTTCTGATCTACCATTTCAGCTACCGCCTGTGCAAATTCCGGATTGTGATATGCCGGAACATTTACCAGAAAATGATTTTCTTCCTGGTCCAGGATGTCCGACAATAACCGAACATCCATACTTCCATCATCCTTTGTCCATAATACTGTCACTGGTTTGCCTTTTATGTAGTCTGCCAATGCCTCTTTTAGATTCTTTTCTATCAGCATGATCATCATTCCTCCTACTTCCCACGTTTAATAATCTTTCGTTTCTTCCTGCTTCCAACTCGCAAAAGTTTATTCTGTTTCCCATTCTTCTTTTTCATCACTGCATCAACTTCCTTGTAAGATCTGTCATGTCCTCATACTCACGCTCTTCAAAGTTCTTAAACTTCCCCTGTTTCTCTGGCTGCTTCTTTGTTTTCGGCTTTCTCTTCTGAACTGGATACAGGTTCTTCCATCCACCAGCTGCAGCCTTATTCAGGATCGCTTTCTGTTCAGTCAGATCAGAGGACAGCGATAATAGATCTTCCCTCAAAGCATTTACCTGTTCTTCAGAGATCTCTCCCCAGTTCTGTGATCGGACAAGGAGATAGAACTGAAAAGCTGATTCAAGGGAAGAATCGCTGAAAGCGCCCTTATATATATCCTTTTTATTTACTTTACTTTTCTTTGTGCACTTATTCTCGGAATCTTCGGGGTTTTTCCCGGAATAACCACATGCATTTCCGGGATTTTTTTGAAAAAGGGTGCATTTAATAAAAGGTTCCGTGGCTTTCTTTTCTAAAAGCCAATACCTTCCTACTTCTATCGGGTTCTTCCTTGCTCTTTCCTTTACGGCAAGCTGAAACCGCTTCTGTATCCCGGCAGAGGTCAAGACCTTGTCCGAACTAAAGAGTTTGCTATCAAACAGTGACTTCTTTAGCAGGAAGTTCAGGACCTGCTTCACCTTATCTACACTCACCCCTAATTCCGAGGCTATAATATATTCCAAATCATCATCAACCTGTATGTAGTATCCGTTTTTATAGATCTCACACAGTAAATAAACATAAATCATGATACCGTCAGCTCTGTACCTCGCCTTCAGTATCTTAATCCGGCTGTCGTTATCAAAGAAATCAGTATCCAAAGGAAAGTATGAAAGACCACTCTTTTTCGGTCTTGCCAACGCTACCACCTTCCTTTTATCCGGTATACTCCTCAACTGTCACATCCAGTCCCTCTACCGCCGAATAACATTTCTTTGCCTGAACCAGTGCGATCTGCGTATCATCGTGATAAGCAACCCCGTTCAGTGCATCTGCTACTACCTTCACAATATTGTCCATATCCGGTTTCTTCAGCGGCAGCTCTCTTACCTCTAGCATA